ATATCAACGCCGTAATATGCTGGAAGGGATGGCTTGAATTCAAGCGGTTCAATTGAAACATTACCTTCACGGGTGAAATCTTGGTAAATCAGGCCGGCAAAGCTTTCCATTGAGCCTTCATACTCAATTCGGAAAGCCCGTCCATCCATTGATTTCTTGGCCGCTTCTATCTCTTCCTTGCTATTCCACCAACAGTCGATTGAGCGTGCCGGGGGGATCGCTCGGAATCCGGGAACTTCACCCGCCTGAACCCGTGGGAACCACTCATTAAACCAATTTGAAACTTGCGGGGGTGTGGTCGGCAGTATCCATGAGGCTCCGCTTTCAATTGTCGATGCAAAACAAGGACGGGTATCATCAATGTAGCTTACGGGATAGTCCTTGACCTCGTCTGAAATGAGAGTAAATTGTGAACGTCCCTGATGGGTTCGCTTCTTATCGGCGGAATGCAAGGAAATCCGGTTTCCGTTTATCAGCGTGATTTCAAGGCGTGTCTCGTGAATATAAGGCCGTCCAAAGTGATTCTTGGCAATCAAATCGGGATCAAGCATTGCCAAGAGTTTCCGCCAAGCGATTGAATAGGCATCGCTGTAAGTCGGTGCATCATAAGAATTATCCCATTCGGTTTTTGGACATTCCAAGGCACGATTTATCAGATAGTTCAATGAATGCCATGTCTTACCAACACGCCGGCCAGTTAGAGGCACCAGAAACGGATATTCAGGGTCATAATGAAGTGAATGCTTCAGCGGTCCGGAAGGGGTGAAATTGATATTCGCCCTCAATACCCCGTCCTTGAACTCACCCATCGGACGGCTCTGCATTTTCGGGGTCGATATGCGTAATCTCTATCTTTACAATGGGTTGCGTGTCGGATGTGTCGTCTTTCGGGTTGTCTCTCATACCAAGTCGGTTCTTTGCAAGAAATATCTGTAATGCCCTATCACCCTTCATTGCACTGGCAAACATGGTTTCTTTTAGCAATGTATCACCTGAAGACCTTTTTTGAGCACGGTAAGCCGCAAATCCGCAACCTTTATCAGCTTGGCAGGCACGGTATAGGGTATCGTCAGATATTCCAAAGAAAGCCGCTATTTCGGTACCTTCGCAACCGGCTTCTAACATCTTATCTATGTTGTCCCATGTCATCTCACGGGGCTTGCGGGGCTTGCTGGATGATTGCGGGATTTTAGGCATGGGGTTTGCCGTTGCGGGTTATTACAATATTGGGGTCAAGTGCCTTCATACGGTCTATAATGATTTGGCAGTATCGGGGGGCTATTTCCATTCCGAAACATCTGCGGTCTAATTGATGTGCGGCCACCATAGTTGTGCCGGAACCGAGAAAGGGATCTGATACTATTTCCGTTTCGTTTGTCATGGCCTGAATATACTCAAAGGGCAAAGCAACGGGAAAAACGGCGGGGTGCTTTATGGTAAATTCATCACGTTCTTTTTGACTATGGTTATGAATAATCGTATCAAGTTGATGATAATCTCCAATAGTATAACTCTTGGCCTTTCTCAGTTTTCCATCGACTTGCCTTCTGGATATATGGTCATTAACCCGCCCTTTGTCTTTATTTGGAATTGTCCTATTTAGCTCTTTCGCGTGTTCCCCAAACACAAAAATCCATTCGTGGACAATCGCAAACATAGCATTTTGGTTTGAAATGCTTCCCGCGTTCATCTTATCCCACACATTCCAACTGAGTAATTTTAACCCACAAGACTTAGCTTTTGCGATATATTCATCCCAATATTGAACAACCTCGTTATCCTTGCGCTGAATACCTAAATTTACAACCTGAAAATTTGTATAGGGGTGAAACGTCGGTATAAATTCAATGAGTTTATCAATTGAAACGTCGGTGCCTTCTTCATAGGTTCGCATATCGGAATACGGCGGTGATGTAAAAAGCGATTCCGCCTTTTCACCCGCCATGAGCTTTTCCACGTCGGTTGCGCTTGTCGAATCACCGCATAACAACCTATGATTTCCGATAGTGAATAGGTCGCCGAGAACAATGTCTGTTTTGATTTCATCTGGTTCTTCATAGCCGTCATCGGCTGCTTCTTTGGGTTCCGGCTCTATCCCGTAGCTTTCCAATTCCACGCCCCAATCCTGCAGGTCTTCAAGGCTGTAGTCCTCACTAAGCAAGGCTTCATCCCAATCACCAAATTGCAGGTTATCTTCCACGATGAACCGCTTTTGTTCGTCTTCTGTCAAGCCTTCTGCGCTCTTAACCCAGTTGTCCGGTATTTCCTTCATGCCAAGCTCTTTGAGTGCCTTAAAACGCATGTTACCGCCCAAAATCATGCCGTCTTTATCGACAACGATAGGGCGTAAAGGCATCATTGCCGGAAATTCTTTTATACTGGCAACCATTTTCTTAAAGCGGTCATCTTTAATTGTGCGTGGGTTTTTGGGATTAGGATATATAGCCGTCAACTTCATTTCTTCTCCGTTGCTTTTCGTCCCTCTCTTAAAATGAGTTATGAATTTTCAAATGTCAAGTTTTTTCTGTTATTTTTTCTCACACTGTTAAAATTTATTTCATTGGGTTATTTAACCCAATTTTCGCATATAATGAATTTAATATAAATATTGAATCTTTTATTACTTGGAATGAATTATATTGATATACTGCCTTCCCCATCCATCCCAAAAGCGACAGGCAACAAAAAAGCCCGCTCACTGGTTAGGCAAGCGGGGCTGTTGTTTATCCTTCATTTTGGTTTTGGTATGTTACAGGGGTGAATTTTAGGGCAACCGTCAAAACGCCCCGTAATCCGATTGACGGCGTAAAGACCACATCCCATCAGCAGACATCGCACAAGCTCAAAGGTCGGAGCGAACGGGAAAAACCCGTCAATGACATCCCCGTCATCGCAATCGTAACAGGTCGGTTCTTTTGGGTTTTCGGTGCTCAAAATTCAAGCCTCATCTGTTGCGGTTCTTGGGTCTTGTTTATTTCGTTGACGACCCCGTTAATTGTCCGATACATCAAAAAGAACTTCACTTTCTATTTTTGTATCATGATTTACACATTCCGTTTCACAAAACATCTCCTGATGAAAACTGCTCAGAATCTTCTCCCTTGCTAATTTGCAAAATTCTTTCTTAATTTCAAAGCCATAGGCATTTCTGCCAAGTTCAAAAGCTGCCCTTAAGGTTGTTGCACTGCCGGCAACCGGGTCAATAACGGTATCGCCCTTGTCCGTAAATAACCTGATCAGATTTTTTAATACTGCAATAGGTTTTTGTGTTGGATGAACCTTATCTACTGTGCTTTCTCTCTCCCAGTTCATCCAGTTATAAACCATTTTACCGTTATTATTAAATTTAGGTAGTTTGTCTCTAAAAAGAACTATTGCATATTCCGTCGCTCCTAATATTCTCATATTAGCTTTTAGCACTTGCGGCGAATAGTTCTTAATAAATATGAGGGGGAAGTTATTCATAAAGCCGTGTTTTTTGCCAATTTCTATGACCATTTGCATTTGCTCAAATGAGCAAAAAACAATCATTGCCGGTGCTTTGCCCCTTTCTTTTGGTTCTTTTATCAGCATGGAATTGCAAAAGTGCATATACTCTGCAATATTAAAGTTTTCATCGGTATCAAAAAAAGTGCTGTTTGCGTGTTTTGATTCGCCGTTTTATTATCTCCGCCGTTATACCACATTGGATTTGAACCGTATGCATTTTTACCTATGTTATATGGTATATCGGCAATTACAAGTTGAGCCTTTGGGATTTGATACCTCTTGTAATTTTGGAAATGGTCATTATAAAGCTCACATTTTATTTCTTTCGTGTGTCTTTGCCCTGTGTTTTGCATGTTAATCTATTCCCTTGTGGTAGTCCCCGTTAATTATTCGATAGCTCATTATATGCCTTCACTAAATTTGATTTGCCGTCAAGATTAAAGTATATGCAAAGATGCCTTAACTCCCGCCGGAAGCAATCTATTTTGCAATTGCATATACAGTGAGTTCCCATTGATATTTCAAAGGGAGTTCGGGGCTGCGGCTTGCGCAAATGACGGGCTTTCTCTTTATTACCATATTCCCCGCTCCGACCTTTACCCCTGTCAATGGCATATCGTCTTGTGCCTTTATATTTGACTTCATCGTTTTCATCGTAAAAACTCATATCCTGCTCCGTATTATGAATATAGCATTTATCCGGTGCATCTCAATCAGAATTCCGGCTTTTTTGTTAGCCATCAGAGCCTCTATAATCCACTCACAATCCGACCACCCGGCGGTATAGAATTCGTAATACGGGTTTTCACCACTGGCCGTAAGATATACGCACTTCCTGTGCATTACTTCAGGGGCTAAGATTCTGCATTCGCCGTATCCGGTATATTCCATCGCTTCAATAACACGGTCGATTAGCTCTTGTACCTGTTCTTTGGTGGCCGCTCCATAGGGGGCTGTTTTCTGCCAATTGTTGATGTATTGGACATATTCGCTCATTTTGATGTGCGCTTGAAACGTGCCATCATCGCAGTGTTCCACACCGGACATCAGGTGTATGGTTCTTTCTTCGCTCATTTCTTCTCCCTTCTTATTTCGGCAACCCTGCAACCTTTGCGGCCTCGGCAGCGGCTTTTTTTTATCCCGTCGAATTCGACGGGGTTAAAAACTCAGACAGAAAGGGTCTTCTGAAGGTTGTAGATGAGGCCGTGGCTGTATTTGTGATCCTTCATCATGAGCGAACAGGTCAT